GATTGCCCGGCTGTCAGACGATGCGCGAATCCGAACCGTTGCGGTGCGGCTGGATTCGACCCTGCCAGCGGCCACGGCCTCTTTGCCGGTGGTTTCGCGCACATCGGCCCAGACCGTCAGCAGATCAGCCCAGCCGGTCACCGTGTTGCCATAACCATCATCTGCGGTTGCGGCGCGCTGGATGGTAATGCGGTCGCGCAGCTTGCCCGCGGTCATGCCGAAACCCACCTGTCGCGATGCAGGTCAAGGATCATCTGGACCGCCTGCGGGGCCTCGGTGAGCGATTTCTCAGAGGCCGACTCGCGATTCTCATACCAATGGCCGACCAGCAGCTTCATGACCGAGATCAGATCCGCCGGAACCTCGGACATGCCCGCCGTGATCGTAATCGTGATCGCGTCATCGCGCCGCCGGGCGCTCGGCCATGCCTTGCCGTCCTTGGGGCGCAGGCGCGGGCGGTCAGGATGCCGAAACAGGTAGAAGTCGCTCACCGTCGCGCTTTGCGGCGCGTCATCAGCATCGAAATAGGCGATGCTCTCGACAGTCAGCACGGGGCGCACGGGCAGCACCAGATCTCCCGAAGCGGCCGCGACAGAGACTGTCCAGGTTTCCTCGGTCAGCACCCGGCCAATGGCCTCGGAGACCACATTGTGCGCCGCCTGCGCAAAGGACGTGATCAGCGCATCCTCATCCGTCCCGCCAACGCGAAGATGTTCCTTCGCGTCATCGAGCGACAGGGCGCAGGCGCCAGCAACAACGCGGCTGGTGATCATTTCGCGGCCTTTTCGGTCTTGGCCGATTTCACGGCGCGCTCTACCGGCGCCGCGCGCACCAGCTCAGCCTGACCGGCCTCGATCATACGCAAGCCCTCATCTGCCCCGACTTCGATTTCATCGCCGCGATTTTGGACAAAGCCAGCGCCTGCGCGGCAGCAAAGCAGCTTGATTTTCATGGCAATCCTCCATCGGCTTTAGAAAGGGGCCAGTCTCCCGGCCCCTCAAGAAGCCGACAATTACTATGCGGCGGTGATCAGGTGCTTGATGGCCGCGGACTGCGCGATCTCGCCATCAAAGCGGATCAGGCCCGCGATACCCATGTCCGGCCAGAACCGTTCCCGCATCACGCCGATGACGGGGCCACCAACTTTGCGCACATAGTATTTGCCCAGGTCACCGAACAGCATGACCTTGGACGCGGAAGCCGAGGCGGGGATCGAGGCCATGGCCTGGTTGATGAAATAGCGATAGCCCAGAAGGGTTCCCGGCACGCCTTGCTGCACATTGCCCATCTGCCACAGATAGTTGCCGTCGCCATCCTTCAGCTTGCGGATCACGGCCAGCGTGGCATCGTTGAACATGAAGCCAGCCTTCGGCGAGGTGCGATAGGCCGGATCAACAGAGTGCAGCAGGTCAATGATTTCGTCAGCCGTGATCGCGGTTGCGCTTGCCGAGGTCTTGCCAAGAGCCGAGCCCGTCACGATGCCGTTCGGGGCGCTCGACCCGGTGCCGGTGGTCAGCTGGGAGTTGGCGATCCGCGCCAGGCGCTCGCCCAGAAGATCCCCGAGCAAGGCTTCCATCGAGAAAATGGAGTCCATATCCAGTTCCCAGGACCACCGCAGGAATTCGGTGTCGAACGCGAAGGCATCCAGCGACTTCTGCCCGAAGGTCACATCGCTGCCACCGTCATCGGTCAGGGCCGTGGCCTCGGTATGTGCCACAGCCGGGACGGCGGTATCGTCAACGGTCGGCAGTTTCAGCGGGTTGCCGCTCGACGTGGTGATGACCGTGCAGACATCGGTGTCATACATCGGCCCCCAGGCCTTCATCGCGCGCTCGATCTGCGACAGGAGCTCGGTCGGAACGGTATAGCCGCCAGCCGTGGTCGTGCCAGCGGTTTGCGCCCGGAATTCCGTCGCGCCGCGCTTCAGGATCGCGCGCTCTTCGGGTTCCAGATCGGCGGGGCTTGCGCCGCAGACAACCTTGGCAAAAACATGGCGATATTCGATCTTCTGGCCTTCATCCACGCCGCGGGCTTCGCCATCCGAACCGCGCGGGGCGCGCGGGTCGCCGGAACGGGCGCGAGCCTCGGCCTCTTCCAGCTTGGCGGCGCGCTCGATGCGCGTGCCGATCTTGTCGTGTTCGGCCATCATCGCATCGAATTCGCGCTCGATTTCAGCAGCGCGGGCCTCATCGGTCGCGGCGGTGATCTCGTCGAACTTGGCGCGGGCATTGGTCGCGATGCGCGCCTGCTGCTCGCGCAGCTCCTTGATCGTGCTCATGTCAATCTCCGTTGTTGAGCAGCAAAAAGCCGCCCGAAGGCGGCAACTCAGGCGAAGGCGCGCGGCCTCAGCCCTCCCGCACCCGAAGGGCGAGGTTCATGCGCATCCGGGCCTGCCGGGTGCTGTATCCGGTGATGGCGCGATCCTTGCGCGCCTCTTCAAGGCTGCGAAGCCCGATTTCCGTGGTCGGATAGGCCCCGCGCGGAACGATAGACACCTCGTAAAGCGTCCCAACCTTCTCAATTGACCGCAGCGGGGTTTCTCCCGTCTCATCCCACGCCTGCCTGCCGCCGCTCAGATCAAAGGCAAAGGACATCTGGTCGATGTTTCCAGCCTTGATGTTCTCCATAAGGTCGCGGGCAAGCTGCGTGTTGGGCGGGGTGATCTCGACTTTCAGGCCGCGATCGTCTTCGGAAAGTGACAGCGTCCCAGCCGAACGGCGCCCGATGACAGACCCGTAATCGTGGTTGAAAAGCGCATGGATGTCGTCGCGCTGGATTGCCTCGGCAAATGCCCCGCGTCGGATCACCTCGCGGAAATACCCGCCGATGTCAGTTTCCTGATCAAACACCGCCGCGTAGCCTACAAGCCGCTGCGGCTCGTCTGCGCGTTGCTCAACCTGCATCCCGGCAAGGATGCGAATTTCGTGCGTCATTGCGGCGCCCCTTGCTGTTGAATGCCAGCCTGTTCGAGCGGAACCGTCGCGCCCTGAATGTAAAGCCGGTCTCCGCCGCTGGCCTTGGTCCGGTTTTCAAGCTCGCGGGCTTCGTCTGGCATCATCACCCCATTCTGAATGGCCTGGGCGTAACCGTTCATGCGCGTGGCAAAATCACCGCGCAGAAGGCCGTCGAGGTTGAACTCGACGTAGAATTCCGACCCGCGCCCGAAGAATTTCAGGTTCATTTCCTGCTCTATCTGCTCGACCCACCGCTTCACCGTGTGTTTCACGAAGTGCAGGTCTTGCTGCTCTGTGTTGCTGAACGTCCCGTGTGACAGGTCCTGCAAGAAAACAGGCGGCAGCGAGAAGATGCGCGCGATCTGCTCGATCATGAATCGCTGCGCCTCGATCATCTGGTTCTTGTTCGGGTCTCCGCCGATCTGCTTGATGTCAAGGCCGGTTGGCATGACCAGAGCCTGACGGCCTTCCTTGGCGGTCTTGCGCACAGCCTCTTCCAGATCGTCAGCGGCGCGCTGCATCGACTTGCCGCTCTGGAAATTCCCGGTCACTGCAAACGGCGGCACGCCACCGTTGCGGAAAAAGGCACCGCCATAGCGCGTCATGGCCTGCGCCATGCCGATCACTTCCTTGTTCGTCATGATCGGGCTGCGATGACTGAAGAAATCCTGCTTCAGCATCGCCGGAAGGTCGAGAACGTCGCGCGCCTGATAGGCCACAGCGCCGCCGTCGCGGTAGTTGTAGACCCGGCGCCCATTGGTTCGCTTCACGGTCAGTTTCGAGGGCTCAAGCGCCCAGAGATTGACAACCCGATCCGCCGCGTCACGGTCGATGAACAGCACGCCGCGGCCGCCAGTGAGCGCCTGCTCGACCCACCACTTGATCATGTCGAAAGACGAAACCAGCGCATCATCATTTGCGACGCCGCCGAGAATGTCGGCAAGGCCGCCCTTGACCGGCTGGCGCCCGGAGTCCGTGCGCTGGAAGACGGAGAGCGGAAGGCCTGCGATGGTTCCGGCGATGAAGTTCACCGCGGCGAAAACCGCCGGAACGCCGAGCGCGCTTTCGATGGTCACCGCCTCGCCAGATCCGACAGCCAGCCAGTTTTCAAGGCCAAAAACGCGCAGAAACTCCGGGTCAGATTGCGCCACCGCAACCTCCGACCGCTGCTCAGGTTTCCGCGGAAAAGGCCACATCAAATCACCATCCTATATTCCGGGTCAGCATCCCAAGGCGTCGCGGGCTCCTGCGCCTCATCCAGCAACCACCGCCCCAGCGCCATCATGCAGGCCACCGGCCCGTCGATCTTGTTCTCTGCCCGCTCTTTGGCCGGGCTGTGGATGTCGCCGGTTCGACTGCGGTTCACCACGTTGGACAGCATCCAGGCAAAAACCGGGTCGCCGTCATGCGCCAGAGCCCCGGCCGCGATCAGCGCATCAAGGCGCCGCATCGGCTCATTCATCAGCATCGGCCGGTTGGCATAGTCGATGCACGTCAGCCCGCGTTCCATCAGTTCAACCGCCATCTGGCGGCTGTGCAGGGGGTCGAAGGCGATTTCACGCACGCTGAACCGTTCTGCAAGGTCCAGAATGTCGTCGCGGATTTCGCGATCATCCGTAACCGCGCCGTCGGTCTGGATCAGCAGCCCCTCATCGCGCCACCGCTGGAAGTGCTCATTCTCTGGCCGATCAACGGTTTCTTCTGGCAGGTAGTAGCGCCCGAACCGCGCAAAGCCGTCACCATGCCTGAACAGTATCTCAACCGCCGTGAGGTCGCGCTTTTCGGCAAGGTCAATGCCGATGATGCACTCCTGCCCCTCGAAGTCTTCAAGCCTGACGCGCGGCGCCCTCTGATACCGCAGCGTGTCAAAATAGGCGGCCCGGCTCTGCACCCAGACATTCAGGTGCTTGGTTTTGAAGGCACCGGCCTTGCGCGGCGTTGACATGGCTTCGACCTGCTTTGCGAGCAGGAAATCATCAAAAACGCTCACCCCAAAGTTCGGGTTGGCCTTGCGCAGAATGTCCGGGCTCGTCCAATCGTCGCCATCATCCACGCCATAGATCAGCGCGAACGTCTCATCATCCCGGCGCGATCCTTCCAGCATCTGCTGGGCCTCTTGCTGCATCGCGTAGCAAGGCCCTGCAATGTTGTCGCCCGCGGTCGTAATCACCAACATGAGCGGCTGTTCGCGCGCGCCCATGCCGGTTTCCATGGTCGAGAACAGCGCGTCGGTATCGTGCTCGTGGTATTCATCCACGATGGCGCATGATGGCGAAGAGCCGTCGCCAGGGTTGCCGATGATCGGCTCAAAGCGCGAACCGTTTCCAATCGCGTGCAGGTTCTTCGCGTTCACGGTCAGGCCGAAGTGACTGACCAGCGCCGGGCTCTTTTGCGCCATCAGCTTGGCGGGCCGGAATACCTCCCATGCCTGCTTTTCATTCGTCGCGCCGGAATAGACCTCCGCCCCGTGCTCGCCATCTGCGCAAAGCATGTAAAGGCCGATCCCGGCGGCCAGCGCAGACTTTCCGTTCTTTCGCGGCACCAGCAAAAGAGCCCGCCGAAATCGCCGCAGCCCATTCGATTTTCGCAGCCATCCGAACAGGGTGACCACAAAGAACACCTGCCACGGCTCAAGTTTCAGCCGCTCGCCCTTCGCCGCCCACTTGCCCTTGGTGTGCGGCAGTTGCTCAATGAACGCGCAGACCCGCGCCCCGGCCTTCGGATCAAACCGGAACTTGAACCCGTCGTCAGCCTGCCATTCCAGATCGTCAAGATGGCGCTGGCACGCAGCCTTGATGTATTTCCCGGCCGCGATTTCGCCTTTCACGACAGCGCGTGCATAGGCCTCTGCCGTCGCGCCGTAGCCCTGCTTCACACTGCCTCGTCAAGCGCGCCGAAGGGGTTCTGCTCCTTCGGCTTGCCGACGCTCACCTTGCTGCGGGCCGATGGGGTCAGCCCGAATTCAGCCAAGAGGCTCTGCGCATGTCGCATGGCCTCATTGCGCATCGCCACCTCCGGGCGCGCCCTGACCATCTTTGCGCCGCCCTCGCTTTCCGAGGTGTAGGTTCTGCCACCATCCTCAATCACGGCAGTCATCAGTTCAACCTCTTCCAGCCGCGATGCCAGAAGCGCCAGCGCGTGCTGATCATCCGGCGACGCAATCCCCATCCCGTGAAGAGTCGCGCTGATCTGGTCGAAGATTTCGGACGCCCGGGCAGACAGCCATTCCGGCGCAGACGCGACGCCTGCTTTGGCGGTCGGCTCGTCATAATTCACCCGATGCGGCCGCGTCTCACCGCCAAGAATTTTCAGATGCGTCGGCTTCGGCTTGCGTCCCATGCATGGCCCGCCTTTTCATCTTGGTTCTGTCCGCGTGGAAAGGCCACGGATCGCGCCGGTTCCCGGG